AACGGAAACGCGTTTGACGTTACAGGAACTTCAACAGCATCTTATGGTGCATCAGGACTTTCTGGTTCTGTAGTTGCAGTATCTGGAACAATCAAGACACAGTCTGTTGCTGCTGGTGGAGCAACGATTGCAGTAGGACAAGCAGTAACTATTACACCTTGGGCCACAGCCTCTTAATATAAATGGCTCGTATCAGAGGAGGAGGCGCAGCGGGTAAACGCCCTGCTGCCCTCCCTTCTGCTCAAGAATTGCTAGGCGCAATTGGAAAGCCATATGGCTTTGGTCCAAAACAAACATCAGGAATGATGAAAGCATTATCTACAGAGGGCGGATTTCAAAGCCCATTTGCTGCACTGCCTACAGCAGCGTCTACTGGTGAGTTTTTTGAAACAATCTCTTTATTAAACGCAACCGATACTATGCGTTATTACAATCCACAAAGCCCTGATGAAGTTGCATATCGCAATCAGGCTGGTGAAGCAGTGTTTCCTACTCTAGGTGAAGACGTTTACTACGTAGACGCGCAAGGTAACTTTGTTGACCGTTCTGCTGGTCGCAAATATTACGATGAAGACTTAGATACTGGTGAAGTTGTTATCCCTGGTGAAAAAGGACCTCAATTTGGTGAGTCGGATGCTCCTGCTCCTCTTTCTCTTGTACCAACCTCTTCAAGTAACCCAGACCGTCCTCGCACAGTTGCGGCTGGATATGACCGTAATCGTTCAGTGTTGACTGTTGTATTTCGTGATGGAACGTATTACAACTACTATGAAGTAAACACTAATGAATGGCAAGACTTTAAAAAACGAGTGTCTAAAGGACAATACATCTATAAGTATTTAGACTACAAACCTCGTGGTGCAGCCAATGTAAATAGCCTTCCTTCGTATGCACGCACGGCTCTGTACAAACTTACTAGAACGTTGCAATTACAAAGAAGTGCAAAACAGTACGATAGGCTTGCCAAAAGTAATACTCCTAAAGCACCAAAGGCAAACAAACCAAGAAAGAGATAAATGCCCAAGGCTCACAATATCGGACCACTATTTGTACAAATAACCAAGTTCCCCTATGAATGGGACGGTAAGTTTGTAGTCAGAGGGTGGACTCAAGAGATTGAAGAGCCGTATAGAACGGCTAATCCATTTATATTTAGACTGCCCAATTATAAGGCTATGGTTTTTGGACTATGGACTGGTGCAAAAGACGAAGAGGATGCGTTAAACTCAGCGCTAGAAAGGCGGGATGTAACTTACGATGATTTTACGGAAAAAGCGGGCTGGACACCAGCCCCAGACTCGGATAGAGAAACGGGTAGCGACGATTTCCACCCCAGACTTGATAACTTGGATGGAACAGTCGATGTTCATAATTGGGAAACACATAACAGTATGGCAGAGACAACAGAGCGAGGCTGACCTTGATGAAGTTCTTATGGGTGCAGAAGCATTTCATGCAATTGCCAAAGAATTAAAACGACGCTCTAACCCTGTGCTATGATTTCTATGCTTCGCCTCTCTACAGGTCTAGCGTTGACCCACCCAAAAGGTGGGTCACGCTGTTTAATGGGTGCATATGGAAGAAGATAAGTTTGAAGAAATAAATCCTGAATTCTATCTTCAGGATGAACAACCTGTTGAAGAAGATGTAGAGGAACCTCTTGATGAGTTATCCCAACAGTTTGTAGACAAACTCATTGACAAGATGCTTGAGTTTCTTAAAGTACTTGTTGGGCATGACCTGCACCCTTATCAAAAGCCTCTTGCTCGTCGCATTATGGAATCAGTTATCATTAATGATGGCGAAGAAATAACAGCGTTAGCATCGCGTCAGTCAGGTAAGTCAGAGACGGTTGCAGACACGGTGGCTACTATGATGATTCTTCTTCCACGCCTTGCAAAGTTGTATCCAGACCTTCTTGGAAAATTTAAAGATGGAATTTGGGTTGGATTGTTTGCACCAACCGAAGCACAGGCTGAGACTCTCTTTGGTCGCACTGTTACTCGTTTAAGTTCAGAGCGTGCTGTTGAAATCATGGATGACCCAGAAATTGACGACACAGCCGCACGCGTAGGCGGGGTAACACGTCAGATTCGTTTAAAGAAATCTGGTTCTACTATCACAATGATGACCGCTAACCCAAGAGCAAAGATTGAGTCTAAGTCATTCCATCTTGTAATCATTGATGAGTGTCAAGAAGCAGATGACTTTGTTGTGTCGAAGTCCATCTCTCCTATGTTGGCTTACTATGCAGGAACAATGGTTAAAACGGGAACGCCAACAACAAGTAAGAATAACTTCTATCGTGCTATACAGTTAAACCGTAGACGACAAACAGGACGCGCTGCAAGGCAAAACCACTTTCAATGGGATTGGAAAGACGTTGCTAAATTCAACCCAAATTATGAAAAGTTTATTCGTAAAGAAATGCTGCGTATTGGGGAAGACTCTGATGAATTTCAAATGTCATATAATTGCAAATGGTTGCTAGAACGAGGAATGTTTGTTACGTCATCTATAATGGACGAACTAGGTGACACTTCACAAGAGTTAGTTAAGTCTTGGCACAAGACTCCTGTTGTTGTTGGAGTTGACCCTGCACGTAAGACTGACTCAACAGTTGTTACGATTGTGTGGGTTGATTGGGATAGACCTGATGAGTTCGGATACTTTGACCATCGCATTCTCAATTGGTTAGAGATGCAGGGAGATGATTGGGAAGAGCAGTACTATCAAATAGTTAACTTCCTTGAGAACTACGACGTACTTGCTGTTGGTGTTGATGCTAACGGTGTAGGTGATGCAGTCGCACAACGACTTAAGTTACTCTTACCAAGAGCAGAGGTTATGTCCTTGACATCTAGCCCATCAGAACAGTCGAAGCGTTGGAAACACCTACAAGCACTACTCCAACGCAAAATGATTTCTTGGCCTGCCCATGCTAAAACTAGGCGCCTAAGAACATGGAAACGGTTCTATCAACAGATGGTTGACGCAGAGGTTCAGTACAAAGGTCCTAACTTCCTTGTAGCCGCTCCTGATGAGTCTTACGCACACGATGACTTTGTAGACTCCCTTGCTATAGCCTGTTCCTTAACTCAGGACCTCGTTATGCCAGAAGTTGTGGCTTCAAGTAATCCTTTCTTTGGTTAGCCACACAAAGTATCAAAAAGGGTGGAAACTATTACCAGGTATACCTAAACCTAGAAACAAGGAGTCTCCAATGGCTATTTCACCAGCACCTCGCTTTCCAGAGCGTGCACCTAATGTCTACGAACGCAAGATGAGCGACAACCCAGTACGCCGTGGACCACTACGCTTTGAAGAAGGCGTTGCAACAGATACCGATGTTCCAACTGATTTCCAAAAGGGAATGGCACAGGGTTCCGCTGTAGCAGCAGGTCGTCCAAATCGTAATGCACCTGTATGGCAGAAGCCTGCCGCTGAAACTCTTTCAGAGCGTGCACATGTCGGTTCCGCTGCTTGGATTGAAGCACCTACAATGTTAGGTGAGTTTGCGCATGGCACATACACAGACCGTGCAGAGCAGACAATTGAGACTGTTGTACGTTCAGGTGGACGTCAACAGCGCCCAGCACCAACAGTCGTAAACGACTAATTAATTTAGCAACCTGACCCCGCTCATACGGTAGTGTATGGGCGGGAACAGGCTATCTGGAGGAGTTCAGTGAGAAAACCCGCTAATCCAAAACTGTATGCAATGTTTGTTGCACAGGCAAAGGCTAAGTATTCAACATGGCCTAATCCTGGTGCAAGTGCATGGGTTGCTAAAAAGTATCAACAAGCAGGCGGTCAATACGTAGAAACAACTGAAGCAGACCGTCGTAAAAAAATGGCAATAAAGAAACAACAGCATGAACAAGAAAAGAAACGTTCTGTAAAAAAAGATAATAAAAAATCCGAAAAGGATAAAGGCAAGAAGTAATGTCATTTCTAGATTTCACGCCACCGTCTTATAGAGCGGCGTCATCTGACCTTACGATTTCTATTTCACCTCTTGGTCTTGTAGAACTTGCTGACGAAGAATTTGAGGTTCACGGTCCTCGTCTAAACCGTTATTCGCTCAACTGGGCAATGTACTTAGGGCATCACTGGGGTTATCGTCGTGAACAAGGCGAAATGCAAATTGCCGTTAATTACTATCGCGCTTTCAATGATTATCTTGCAAGGTTTGTCTTTGGTCGTGGAGTTCATTTTCGTTCTCCTAAATCGACTGAAGCAATTATTCCAGACCGCTTAGAGCGCATTTGGGAAATTGACAATGACAAGATGCGTGTTCTACTTGAGATGGGACAGCAGGGCGGTATTACTGGCGATGTTTTTGTAAAAGTAGCATACGAAGAGCCATGGACAGACTCTGCTGGCATGTTCCATCCTGGACGTGTTCGCATTCTTCCTATGAACTCATCTTTCTGCTTCCCTGAATTTCATCCACACGACAGAACACGCCTACTTCGCTTTAAGCAGAAGTATCGTTTCTGGGGAACTTCTCTTGAAGGTACTCGCCAAGTATTTACTTACACTGAAATTTTGACTGACGATGTTATTGAAGAGTACATCAACGATGAACTCATTGATTCACGCCCAAATCCACTAGGACTTATTCCAGTGGTACATATTCCTAACGTTCCTGTTTCAGGTTCACCGTGGGGTCTCTCGGACGCACACGACATCATCACTATCAACCGTGCATATAACGAAATTAGCACTGATGTTGCAGACATCATTAACTATCACGCTTCTCCTGTGACAGTTATCGTTGGTGCTAAAGCCTCTAACCTTGAGAAAGGTGCTAAGAAGGTTTGGGGCGGTCTTCCAAAAGACGCCCAAGTCTTCAATCTTGAAGGTGGCGCATCAGGTATTGATGGCGCTTTGAAATATCTTGAGTTATTAAAACGCTCAATGCACGAAATCATGAACATTCCAGAAACTGCGCTTGGACAAGTCCAGCCAATTTCTAATACATCAGGTGTTGCTCTTTCTATTCAGTATCAGCCACTGATGAATCGCTACTCTCAAAAGGTAGCCCAGTATGGCAAGGGACTAGAGCGAATCAATGAACTTGCACTTCGCACCCTTGCTATCAAGGAACCACAAACATTTTTATATAATCCAAATGAAGATGGGCCAATCAAGGAAGGTCAACTAGACCGTCTTGACCCAAATGACCCACTTTCATATATGAACTATGTACAGTTCCCACCTCCATTACCATTAGACAAACTAATTGTGCTTAACGAAATTCAGACCAAACTTGGTATGGGTCTTGAGTCTAAAGAGGGGGCACTTCGTACTCTTGGTGAAGAATTCCCAGAAGAGAAGTTACAAGAGATTCGTCGTGAACTTGTTGAAGATGCTAAGGCAGACGGAGCCCTCACTCTTGTCCGCGTTCAGATTCAAAAGCAGATTCAAGACATGACAGGTATGATGCCAGGACCTGATGGAACAAGCGCAGTTCCGCTCCAACCTACTGAACTAGGTGATGGAGATATCATGGGAGATGGCGTAGAAGGCGCTCCTTCACCTGAGAATATCGAAAACCCAGTCAATCAAGAGGCTGAGGCTATTAATTCACAGGCAGAAGCCGCTATCCGTGAAACGCTACTAACCCAAGCCTATGGAACAAAGATTCCACAGAGAAGGGCAGTAGATAGAGAATAAGTTTCCAACTATAAAAAGTTTGGAATATATCGAGACAATTGCGTATAAATGTACTGCAATTATCTCATAATAACTAAGGGACACGCCGCAAGGCATACGGACAACGACATAAGAAAGATAAGTGACTACTATGGAAAACGCAGTAGACGAAACAAATATTACTGAGATGCAAATCCCAGTAGATGTACAAATGAGTGGAGATATGCCTACCTATTCTGCTGATGACATTGCGAAAGCACGTGAGCAGGAAAAGGCAAAACTTTATCCTCAGTTAGAAAAGATGAAAGAAGAACTCGCTTCTCTGAAAAGAGAGCGTGAAGAAGTGGCAGCCCGTGAAGCAGAGCGTCAATCACGCATTGCTGATGAGGAAGCCCGTGCAGCACAGTTGAAGAAGGAACAGGAAGAAAACGAACTGTCCTTCAAAGACCTTCTCAAAAAGAAGGAGCAAGAATTTCAATCTCAGTTAGAGAATGAGCGTCTTGAAAGAGAACGTGCTATCGCACTCCTTGAACAGGAACGCAAGTTCCAAGAGTTGATGAACTATCGTCAATCTCGATTAGAGCAGGAAAGAGATAACATCATTCCTGAACTTATTGATTTAATTGAAGGTGGTTCACAAGATGAAATAGAGCAGAGCATCTCAACTCTGAAAGACAAATCTGCTCGAATTTTAGACTCCGCTCAACAGGCTATGCAGTCTGCTAGAGCACAAATGGCAGGACCACGCGTTACAGCGCCTGCCGCAGGACCCCTCGATAATGACTCGTCACAACAATCGTTTACTCCTGATTCAATCAGGGATATGTCATTGGCAGACTATGCGAAACAAAGAGCCAAATTACTTGGCAATGCAGCATCAAATCGTGGTCAGGGACTGTTCGGTTAATCCACACAACTATCTAGAAAGGACTTGACCTAAATGGCAAGTGCAATTACAGGTACTGGTCAACTAGCCAGCGCCCCTACCGCTTATTCAGGCTCCAATACAAGCCTTAATCAAGCAATTCAAACAATCTGGTCGAAGGAAATCCTCTTCCAGGCAATGCCAATTCTTCGTTTTGAACAGTTTGCAGTTAAGAAGACTGAACTAGGAGTTGCTCCTGGTCTTCGTGTGAACTTCCTTCGTTACAAGAACTTTGCAGTAGACCCATCTCCTCTAACAGAAGGTGTTCGTATGACAACGAACGCTCTTACTGCAGAGCAGATTGCTATTACTGTTGCAGAACACGGCTACGCAGTAGCAGTTTCTGAACTTCTTCTAAATGCATCCTTCGATGACGTGATGGCTTCTGCTTCACGTCTTCTTGGTCGCCACATGGCACAGTACCTAGATGTACAGGCACGTAACACACTTTCTGCAGCAACTTCTGCAGTATTTGGTTATGACCGTTCTGCACTTCAGGGTGTTAATGACTGGTACAACGAAGGAAGCGCTGCAACACAGTTCTCAGACCTCGATGGTAACTACAAGTTATCTACAGGTGCTGTCAAGGATGCTGCTCTTACCCTTGCTGGTAAGAACATCCCACGCCTTGGTGAGACATACGTACAGTTCGTACATCCAAAGCAGTCACGTGATATCCGTTCGAACCCAGAGTTCATCGAGGTAACAAAGTACGCTGCTCCAGGAAACTTCATGCTCGGTGAAATCGGACGTCTCTATGACGTAGTATTCATCGAAACAACACAGGTTAAGAAGTTGGCTGTTAACGCTTCTTATACAACTTCAACAAGCGTAGGAGTTCCTGCGTCTCAGATTGAAGTACCTGTTAAGGCTAACACTCGCCCAGGTTCAGGCGGTAACCCAGAGTCTGCAGATTTCACTGCTGAAAAGGGTTATTTGACTTCTGCAACTGGAAACGGTGCTGAGGTTTACGAGTCCATCATGATTGGTGACAATGCATTTGGTCACGCAATCTCCCTCCCAGTTGAACTCCGCGATGGTGGCGTTCTCGACTTCGGT